TCAGTAATATTTACATTGACTTGAACCTTTTACAATTCAGAGACTGAGCTTCATGGCTCCGGTTTCAAAAGGTCCGTGGAAGTTATTTGGTTCACCCAAGTACTTCAACGATCTCGAAGCGTTGAAGAAGATGAAAGAAAATGTGGAACTTCAGAACTTTGTCCAATCTTACAAGGACATGGTTTTTGGTTTTGTCGAGGAAGAGTTGGACAAGATGAGAAACATCAGCCTCAGTGCGATTGCCTTAACGGCGTTTGTGCTAGTGTGCGGACTTGTTTGTTATGTTGGTCCCATGGTCATCTTTCGAAAGTGTGCTCGCAAGCTCCTTTTGGCATACTCCGTTTCACGGTGGGTGCTCCGGCTTGCAGTCGCTTTTCTTGGCCAGTGGACCGTCGCATGGCTTTACATGGACGATTACATAGGTGCGAACGTGTGTGGGTTCTTGCATTTGTTCACGGTACCAACAATTTTGTACTGTTATTGTACGGGCTGGGGTTATCATTTTGTTAACAAGAGTGTTGTCAAGAATGGTAAGTTTGTGTACAAGAGGAAACAGTGGCTTTACGGGATCAACGATGTTGAGGTGCCCATGGAGCAGACTGCGATTTTTACAGACGGAATGCCCATAAGCGGTGTTACAACTGGTACTCTGAAGTGGACGTTCATCGTTACATCAAAGGGCGCTGAGTGCATTGCGAGTGGCGTGAAGACTGGAACTACTCCTCCGAAAGGAGATTTCTTCATTGGATACAAAACTACGGAACAGGGAGAGAAGTTTATCAAAACTCTGACTGGTGCGTTTGTCATCAAGGACGGCCACGGTAACACCGCGGTCTTTTCTACGATGCATTCATACACTACGTTTGCAGAGTGTGGTGATACGTCACTGTACGTGACTAGAGACCTGATGATTTGGACGCCATATTATCGTACCTTCAAGAAGGGAGCGAAGCAGTGGACTGTTCATTCGTTGGGCAAGTTTTCCCGTCCCGAGTGGGACTGTACAGCACGAGATGTGATGTGTTGCATTGATTCGGGTTTTGACGGTGCGACAATTGGTGTCAAGGTGCGCGAACCTATTTCGGAGTTTACAATTCCAAAGTTTGCGACAGTGTTTCACATTTGCGAGAACAGAGTTCTTGGATGCAGCAGAGGTGCTGTCTACCAGGACAGGGACAAGGCGAATGAGACTGGTTTGTTTTATGCAGACTATGATTCTAGCCCAGGCACTAGCGGTGGAGTAGTCGAGTTTGAAGGAAAGACTCTTGGAGTTCATTTGGGATCCTCGTCAGAGGTTCCTGGATATCCCAACAGTTTTGCCGGAGTACACGTCATGTCTACCTTGATGGCCAGAGCTAGGGGTTGTTTTGATGACCCAGTTCAGACGATGTTGATGCAGCCAGTCGTTGGTCGCCTTGCAGAGTATGTTCAGAGTTATGTCTACGCTGCTCTTGGTGAGTTAGCTGAAGCAGCAACTGGAAACGTGTTTGCGAAAGCGATGCAGAAGCTTTTGAGTAGTGCGACTTTTCGAAAGAAGGGAGCCGGGTACATTGGAGCTTTGTTGTATGACATTGAGCAGAAGAATCTTGACCCTTACTACAAGGATAGAGACGATTTCGCTCGAGATGGTCCAGTGTATGGGTTTCAACACGATCGTGAAGAAGCTGAAAACGCTATGATGGAAGCTTGGGCTGAAGATCGCGAGAAGCAACAGGATGACTGGCACGGCTTTGAGGACGGTGGCGAAGGCCAATCCGCCCAATCGTCGTGGAAGAGCAAGTCCAAGGGTGATAAGAGGAAAGAGTTTCAGAACTTCCTTCGAGAGAGCTCGGAGAAGTGGGAGAGATATCCGGCCTGTGTGTCGTTGGCTACACAATACGCCACTGCGGTGTTTAGTGTTGCCGTCTCGAACAATGATCTGGGTTTGAAACCGATCGAAGGTTTGAACATCCATTCTCCGTTGCCCGCTGGACCAGTTGTTGTGGCCACACCCAAGATTGTAGAAGTCAAGGGAGGGGTCATCAAGCAGACTTTTGTTGAAGCGAAGACGACCGGTGAAGCCGTCAAAATCAAGAAGGAGATACTACCGTCGGTAGAAGAGGAAGTTTCCCAGGAAGTCGAGAGCACTTTTGCTTTAGATGAAATGGACGACTACCCGCCTGTTAAGCAGGTCTCAGAACAGAAACCAGCGAAAGTGGTTGAAGATGTTCCACCAATTGGGAAACAGCCCAGTTTAGAGGAGAATGTCGACAGCCGCTCGAGTGAGAAAGCACCAGAAGCCGAACCGGCCAAGGTGATTCCACCCCTGCCGAGACGTGAGGTCAAGGCTCGAGAGGAGTTGCCTCCATTGCCAGTGTTGTCGAGGTACGAAACCGTTATGTTGGAAGTCGAGAGACGGAGAGCAGAGAGGGCAAAGGTTGCAGAGGGTTGCCAATTAACCAAGAAGGCGCCAGTACGCATTTTGAACAAGTCGTTCATCCAATTGGACCAAGGTCCGTGGAAGAGTGTCTTGAGTCGTCAGTATGACGCCGAGATGTCGAAATACGCCAACAAGGTTGAGTTTCTCATAGGTTCAGAAGCACATCCAACTCGTGATGTGATCTTCGAACACCTGTGTGAAGTGATCCCTAACATTGCAAACGGTCGTCCACTCTCTTTCGGAATCACGGGTGATTCAACTTGGAAGAAGAACCTTGGTGACGTTGTCGAGATGGCTGAGTTGATCAAAGGAGAAACAGGATGTGACGTCTATTTTCAAAGCGTCAGTGGTGCAAGTTTCGAGGGAGATGCTACAGTTGACTGGAAGTCTTTTCAGTGGCAAGCTGAGCAGCTCGTTGGTTATCATTATGACCATCATTTGCATTGTGGAGGTTGGAACGATCGAAAGTTTCACCCAGACAAGGTGAGTGATTTCTACGAGACGATTGCTAAGTGTCTTTCGCCTCCTGGTTTGAAGAAGACGAGTTTTGCAGATCCCGAGTGTGAAGAACAACCGCCTAAGGCGACAGTTCATGCACATTCCGTGTCCATTGGACCCGTTATCCCCAAGTCGAGCGGCCTTAGTGGCCTGTGTTTGAAGTTGGAGACAGCAATGGGCTGTATGAACAAAGTGTGCGAGTGGCTTGATGAGATCATTTCCGCGCCCAAGTACACCGTTCCCCTCAAGAAAATTTTTCCA